AAATAAAAGCCTAACTACATCTAATAGTTCCTCTCTTGTAGGAGGAAAATCTTGATCATATAAATTATCAAACACACGAATACAGTACCCCTGCTGAGTTAAATAATTAAAAGCATCTTTATTATCTCCAGCTGCGGTAACAGCTGCCATCAACTTAGGAGCAACATCCTTTTCCCATTCTGAAAATCTCATGCACTAATAGCATCTCTATACTGATTATACGTAGCAACGCAAATAATTTCAGACAAATCCTGTTCAGCCCATTCTATTAACTTAGTTAATTTAAGCTCATCAAAGAAATCTTGTTGTTCATACCAATCTTTCATATTCTGACTTCCTTTATTTGCATTACAACTCCTGCAAGCAGGTACTAAATTATTTCTATTACTAGATCCAGAACGAAATCTTGGAACTATATGGTCGAGAGATGTCGCCGTTTCCCCACAATAACCACAGCTATGGTTCCAGGCTTCATAGATTGATTGTCGATATCGTTTTTTCGCTAGTCGGGGAGTGAGTTCATAGAGCAGGGATAAAGGTTCCTGTTCATTCCTAAACATACTCCATATTGCAGTTATCTTATTTTAAAGCGACCTACACCGAACTTAATGCTTAAGAAAACATTAACTAAAATTGACACTAGATATAGCGTAGGTATTTTACGTAGGTACTACATATAGTGTTAAATGAAAATCAATTCAGAGTGGGTAACGCCACGCAAAATAACTCAAATTCTTGGGATAGATAAAAAAACTTTATTCAAATACAGGGATGATGGAACTCTGAAATTAGGTCCGCATTACTTAGCTTTCGAAAACTGTCGCTCTCGTGATGGTTACAAATACAACATCGACAATGTAAGAGCTGAATTACGAAAAAGAAATCTTCTTCCTGTTAAAGTCTTTGACTCACTTGCCGCTTGAAAGTTTAATTCCCAATAAAAAACCCAGTAATTAGTTTTACTGGGTTATTTTTTTGTTTTTAATTATCATGCAACTTGATATAAACCAACCGCAAAACTTAGAAAAGATCCCCATCCAATTATTCTGGGAATATATCTAATTGAAACTGGTTGTTTATATACTTCCATAACCTCATGATATGACTGTGACATGGAGTCGCTCATTAGAAGATACCAAAGAACATATGTCCTGTAAGAATGTCACTTGTTGCTGCTGCAATCAGACCAAGCATGGCTAGTCTGCCATTCCATTTTTCTGCCCAGATTTTCTGAGATTCAATTACTGCTGTTTTAGTTGTCATTAGAATATACCGGGGATAATTTGACCAGTTGTTATGTAGGAGCCGAGTAAAGCAATAAAGCCTATCATTGCCCATCTTCCGTTAGTTTTTTCTGCATTTTCTGGATAGCTAGTGTAGGTAGTATCCACAATTACTGCTGGCTCTGTAGGGAAAATATTCTGCCTACCGCCGCTTTCTGTGATTTGAGTCATCGTTAAATGTTAAAAATTAAAATATACCTGGAATGATTTGCCCAGTCGTTGCATACGCACCGAGAGCTGCTACAAAACCTAGCATTGCTGCCCATCCGTTGAACCTTTCTGCTTCAGGAGTCATTGTTAAGTAATATTAAGTTACTTCTATAAATTAACACATCTAAATCATGGTTACATCTAATTTGAGCATATAAAAATATCTCATCTTTCATTGGTACTACTAATACCTTGTATAAACAATGCTAATAACAAACTAGTGTAAAAAACCCATTGAATTGTAACAATTAAGCTGTCCAATGTCTTGCAATCTCTGGAATAATACTTACATCCAAGCCCATGAAAGGAGGAACTATACCTAATACTCTAAACAAACCATCTACAAAAGCACCCATGAAAGAAAAGCCTAAAAGCATACTTATCATGCTTGCATTTCTATTATGTTGATTTATCGCTACTTCAATAGATTGATCGATTAAGTCTTGAACTTCTTCTGGGGTCATAATCTTAAAAGGTTTTATTTATTGTATAAAAGGTATATAAAAATAAAAGCCCCTCGTTAGGAGAGGGGCATAAAAGTTTTTAATTTAATTTAAGTTAATTTTCCTATTTAACCAATAGCAGGAGCTGTAAGAGCTACAGATGTAGACTCAACACATGCTAGATCAAGTGGGAAGTTGTGAGCATTACGTTCGTGCATAACTTCGAAACCTAAGTTTGCTCTGTTAAGTACGTCTGCCCATGTTGGTACAATTTTGCCGTTAGCATCAACTATAGATTGGTTAAAGTTAAAACCATTCAAGTTGAAGGCCATGGTGCATATGCCCATTGAGGTAAGCCATATACAAACCACAGGAAAAACAGCAAGAAAGAAGTGTAAACTACGAGAGTTATTAAAAGACGCATATTGGAAAATTAATCTACCGAAGTAGCCGTGAGCTGCAACGATATTATAAGTTTCTTCTTCTTGTCCAAATTTGTAACCATAGTTTTGAGATTCAGTTTCAGTCGTCTCTTTAATTAGAGATGAAGTAACAAGTGAACCGTGCATTGCTGAGAATAAAGATCCTCCGAACATACCTGCAACACCAGCCATGTGGAATGGGTGCATAAGAATGTTGTGCTCTGCCTGGAAAACAAACATAAAGTTGAATGTTCCAGAGATGCCTAAAGGCATTCCATCAGAGAATGAACCTTGTCCAAAAGGATACACAAGAAAGACAGCGAAAGCAGCGGATACTGGAGCTGAATAAGCTACACAGATCCAAGGTCTCATGCCTAATCGATAACTAAGTTCCCATTGGCGTCCCATGTAAGCTGAGATACCGATGAGGAAGTGGAATACAACAAGTTGATATGGTCCTCCGTTGTACAACCATTCATCCAGGGTTCCTGCCTCCCAGATTGGGTAGAAGTGTAGTCCGATTGCGTTTGAGCTTGGGACAACTGCTCCTGAGATGATGTTGTTTCCGTATAGGAAGGAGCCTGATACTGGTTCTCTGATTCCATCGATATCTACTGGGGGTGCAGCGATGAACGCTAAAATAAAACAAGTGGCCGCCGTGAGTAGTGCAGGGATCATTAAGACTCCAAACCAACCAACATATAATCTGTTGTTTGTTGAAGTAACCCATTCACAAAACTCAGGCCAGCCGGACACGGATTTACGTGTCTCTATAGCGATAGCCATAAAATTAGTGCGGTAATTAAGTATAAAAAATCAGCTTTTGAAGACAAAAGCCTTAATATAAGTATACATTAACCACTTGGTAAAACGCCACTTGAAAAAGCTCCCCATGCTAAACCGATGGCTTCAATGGTTGAAGTCTCACCACTAGCGTAAGGTAAATGTACTACATCTCCAGGGTGGTAAGTAGCTGGCTGACCGCTTACTAGCACTTCACTGTCACCAAATTTTCTTACTTCTCTTTGGTTATCAGAATATATAAAATTAGTATCAACAATATCTCCAAATTTAGGATCACTCATAACGCTGGTTTGCCTCCTACTGATGGTGTATATGCTTTACCTGTCTTATCAAACATAGTGAAGTTTTGTAACAATACAAAGTTACTGGGAATGTTAAACAGCTTCTGCATCATGGTAACCATCATAGGTGACTGACAGTTGAAGGGAGGTATATCCATATGAGCTAATCCATAATTCATTAAATCTCTAATAGCAGACTCTTGTTCTTTTCTTGTTTTTTCTACTAATGCTTGCTCCCATTCAACCATACTTTCCATGCCTACAGGAAAATCAGAAGGTTCTGGTGGAAATAAACCTTCTTCAAATTTCATTGAATAAATATGTTTACAGTATCTAACTTCATCTAATACAGGTTCCCAAAAGTCAGTTAATTGTGTGATGACATTATCTTTTGCTTGATAATCCTTAAAGGAAGGCATACCATCAGATCTAGCTCCTGGTAAGGAAGGATCAGATCCACTTCTTATATAAACAGAACCAAAGTCTTTATATACACCGGGATTGTCTCTAGTAGTTCCAGGTACAGTTGAAGAGGTTGGTGCTACAGAAGGAGGTAAGTTAAATTCCGCACTAGGTGAAACAATTTCCATTCTTCTATTAGTAACAGCATCTGTCATGGCTTGGTTAGATACTTTATCTCCAATCTTCAATACTTCAAAACGTCCAGGTTTTAATGAAGCTACATTAGTTCTTGGAAAATTACTTGCTTTTCTTTTACCTAAAGTTGAAAGATAAGCATAATCACGTCTACTGTAATCCTGACAAGTGCAATAGTATCTAGTACCTGTCATAAAGAACCTGCCTACAGAAGGTCCTCTAGTTGTGGGAGTGACTAAAACTTTATCGGGTGTAGCCTCGATAGATCCTCTCTTCTTTAATTTAATAACTCCTGTTGTTTCATTTATATCTGCTATAACAGCTTGTACAAAACCAAATCTTTTCTGAGTAGTTGTATCAATTGTTTCTCTGTTAATTGGTACTCCTTCTGCTTCTATTATCCGATCTTCAATAACTTCACCAATAGTTGGTTTAAGTCCTTCAGGTATTCCAGCTACAGGAATAAATAAAGGAGCTGGTAGAGGATTAGTTGCACTCCAACTTCCAGATAACTGAACAATATAAAATTCAGCATCTTCTGTAACTGATGCTATAGAAGCTCTAACTCCTGTATGATCTAAAACATTATCGAAACGTAAACTACCAGCTACTCTTACACCTGCCCAATGACAACCTAATTCTTTATTCTTAGTAGGAAATCCTTTAAATACTCCGGGAATAGCAGGTTGATTACCTGCAGCTGGTGATGCTCCCTGAGGTAAAGGTATTTTATAAGTAAATGGAAAGTCGATAGTATTTTGGTAATAAGAAGCTGTAGCTATTTCAAAACCACGTCTCCATCTTGACCAAGAAGATGCACTATTAACTCGATAAAGAGAAGAAGGTAAGCTACCTCCAAACTCTGCTTTTATAGGTAATACACCAAATTTATCAGGCTTACTACCTCCTTTTAAAAATGAAAATGTATTACCTCTCTGAGCCATGTTTTATAAGCCTCTCTAGCGATCTGTTTTAATTAGGTTAGAAGAACCCTCCTTGTGCTGCTACATGCACTCCAGAGGCATAGCCAGCTGTATTAGGTCCTTCTGCATATACACCCACATATACTCTGTCACCACGCTCTAAATATATACCTCTATTTCTAATTGGTAGACCGGCGTTCGTGTCTCCCGTAGAAGACGCATATGCAGAGTGAACGCCAGGAGTAGATAGATGAGGCATAACGTCAGAACAATCTACACTGGTTACTCCGTCTGGAACCTTTTTAGCAAATAATAATTTGTAATCACCAGAAGCAGGAATAGGTGTTGTAGTTCCACGAGTTGCGTAGAAAACAAATGTTACTTCAGGTTGTTGTCCATAGTTAACACCTTGATAAGTGAAACCTTGAGTAAGACCTCCTGAATAATTTAAAGCCTTCAATATACCCGTTAGAGTAGTTGCTCCAGTATATGTGTAATGACCATATTGATAACTATTACTTGCGACAGTTGCTTGTGTAGGATCTTCCATAAAAACAACCATTCCACTAATCAGTGAAACGATTGAGTCTTTATTAGTAACATTTAATGTAAGATCATCACCACGGTAATAATCATTTCTAGTAATTAATATCGAATCAATTACACCACCATTATTATTGTCTTCACTTAACGCTGCGTCCATATCAACTAGGATGGACGGTGCTTGACCACCCTGTACGAATAAAGTATTAGTCGCCTGACTTCCAACAGTCTGTGTAGTAACTCTTACTGAATCAAATAACGGGCGATCAACCAAAAGCGGTTGTTTATTAGTCGAGGTAGATGCCACTTTTACTTACGATGCTTTTTGTCTATTATAGCCTTAACCATATGGTGAAGACAAAAATCCTGCAGGCATTTCATTTAATTCACTCTTCATCATTGAAGAAGGGTTTTTAGATATATTTAGTAACTCTTCAAAACTATGCATAAATCCATCAGAATCTGTAGGTTTAAACTTATATTTTTTAGCCATTCTATAATCGATTCTTTGTTGAGGAGTGTACTCCTTCATCCCAGCCCTGTAAACTTCTCCTGGTAAGTAATTACTGGCATAATCTATATACTTCATCGCCAGTTCTCAGCTAAATGCATCCTAGATCCTACTGCTGTATCCGCAGGTCCAGGTAATGCTTGTATGAATTCAGCTCCTGAACGTTCATATCTATAACGTGCTTGCATAGGATCTTTATAGTTAGGAACATATAAGATACCTGCTAGCCTATTAGTCTCATATAGATATATCTCACTCCATATCTTTAAAGCATCTTTTGCATTACTGGAACGAATAGTTCTATCAACGTCACCAGCTATTGTCTCTAATCTTGTAGAAGGAGTTGATGCAACTTCTGTTTTCTTTTCAGCAGTGTCACATCTTCCTATCTGAATAATAATCTTGTCTACGAAAAATGAATCTGGGACAGTATTCATTGCTTCTTCTAAACGAGCATAATCACCAGCTGGAACAGAAACAGTAAAGTATCCTAAATGATACCTAACCCTACTTTTATCAAAATCAGATAATTCCACGCCAGTACTATTAATTATTTAAATTATACTCGGATTAAATCAGCAGAAATAACAGCTTCCCAGTCCACTCTTTTTATTTGCTTAAGTTGTTCCAGATTGACAAATCTCTCACCCGATAAAGACATTTGTAGATCTTTTATTTCTCTCGCAGTTTTTAACCCTATTCCTTTTATATGATCAGCAATCATCTGGGCAGTAGCTCCATTGATATTTAATCTCATATCAGGAGGGAATTCTCTAGGCTCTTCTTTAGACGCCTTATCTTTCACCTGTAGTGTCTTAACTTTAGTAGTAGCTCGTGTATCAACAGTTAATTCTTGTTCATATACGTGAAAGACTTTTCCATCTTGGTCTTCGACCATGAAGCATTCACCGCCATCAAGTTCACTAATCTTCTTGACTCTGGAACCTGTTTTTTTATGTTTATAAAGCATAACTAAGATCAAAGTAATAACCTTGACCTTAGTTTACCTCATTTACCTAACTGTGCGACCTATAGTGTGCGACCAATTATGTACTGCTCAATATCATTGTACTGAGGAGCTTCATCTGGTTGGATGTAGCAAACTTCACATACAATGTATCCTTTCTTACCTGCATCTACGTCTGCATCGGATAGGTAGAAACCGTTTCCAGCTGAAGTAGCGTTAGCACCTGCTTTACTAAATACTTTGTAAGTAGTTGCAGCAGTTATTGGCTTATATGGTGTTCCTGGATGTAATGCACCACCTACAGCTGTACCAGAAGCTGTAACGAATGGATTACCACTGAAACCTTCAACGCCAGCAGCGAAGAAGATAGCACCAGATCCACCATCACCTGTTCCGTCTACTGTAGATACGATGTTTGCCTGAGCACAGTTTTCTGCAAGACCAGAAGCTGCTACAGGTGAACCACCATTACTACGTCCGAATGATACAGCGTCACCTGTTGCGGCATAAACACCGGAAGCAACACGACCATCCCAACCAGATGCAACAGATACTGCAGCACGGTATACATAAGAGGTAAGAGTTGAACTACCTGAGATCACCATCCCTGTTATGTCTGTACGTGTGCTGTCATTTCTGTAAGGTGAAGGAACTATAACATCTGCTGATGATACTTTTGCACCTACCTTACCTGTGATTTCTGCATAACCACGTTGTTGAAAATATCTGTAACCTGGAACAGCGAGTACGGAAGTAGGACCTCCAATACTCTTGTCATTAGAACCACTATCGTTGGAATCAATATTCTTGTACCAACCATTGAGAGCTTCTGTAAAGTTACCAGGGTATATTTTCTTAGCTGATAAATAAGACATTTATTTCTCCTTAATTTTCTTTTTTTATTATTTAGTTACTAGATGCTGCCATCATCAGATACAAAACTAAATGCTGTTGTAACGAAATCTTTGTTTAGACTCTCGAAACCAGCGTATAGCTGCCATATCAAAATAATGAACCTGGAAAAATCATCATTGTTATTGATGAGTACCTGTGCATTTGGTCCTCCAATTCCAACACCAATAGCTTGTGGTCCGAAGAAGAATCCTTGAGCAACTTCTTTAGAAGCATAAGAACTATTATCAAAAGTAGCTGTTATGTTCTTTGTTGGGAAGTTAGTAGACTCGAAGAATTTAACACCTTCAAACTGTACACCTGTTGGCATTACTGGTTCGCCTGCAAGGAAGTAAGCTTGTCCAGCCTGAGGTCCTTGGAAGAAACTAGCGTTGTTAGGAATCATAGGATTACCCATGTACATTCCTTGGCCAGGAGCACCAGCGTAACGAGCGATTTCTCTGAAGTCACTGTCACGACGTAAGTGCATCATGAATGTTGGATCAACTAAGCAACGATATAAACCGTCTGCATATGTTGGAACATTACGCTTACGTAAATCTTTAACAACAGTTAAAAGGTCAGTCTTTACTGAGAACTGTTGAATCTGGTTGCCATATTCAGTAGCTGTATATGCAATACGTCCAGAAGAGTCTTTTGTTTTTCCACCAGCGAAGAAATATCCACCTTGTGAAGAGGATGCTGCTCCGTTAGCTTCTGCTTTTGCAAGCTCGTCAATGAAAACTCTATCTCTCCACCTTCTATAGTCGTCTAAAAGTGTAAGACTACCTATAGACTGGTGAAACATGTTTAAATTACCAGTGTCTAAAAGAAGACGCTGTGCTGTAACTAGAGTTTCACGAGCAATTTTAAATGTACTTGGCTGTGTAGCATCACCTGGATCTGCAGGACCTGTGTACTCTTTAAGTACTACAAGTACCTTTTCCTTTGTGATGTTACGGCTATTTGCTGTACCAATAGTTTGGTCAGCGATACGCTCTCTAGAATCCTTCGTACCTGGTGTTCCCCAGAACTTGTATCTATCGAGTTGTACGGTTTGTCCAGGTTGGCGAGAAAAATCGTGTACCACTACTGGTTCACAAGCCATCTCAGCCACATATGCTGGGTGGGGCCTATATAGCTCCGCACCTAGTATCTTTGGAAAGTCATTATCAATGAACACTTTGCTTTATCCTCCAAAAGCGGCAGTAAATGTTTTATCGGGTAAAAGAATTAGACATATTAGTCCTATCTCTATTAATTAAAATTTTAGCAGTACATAATTTTTTACAAAAAGAAGTATGCACTGCTACAGAGCGAAGCCCTACTCCATTACGAATAATTTATTCTGAACGGTGTTTGGCTGTACTTGGTTAAGTACTTTCCATGCATTCTGTGGATCACGAGTCATAGTCTCGCTAAATGAACCCCAGAAGTTCTCTGGCTGCTGTGGTGCAGCTGCCTGTGGAGGTGCTGGAAAGTTTGATGGAGCCTGTGTAGCAGAAGTATTGATACCGTTAGCAGGTTCTTGTGAAACTGGAGCTGTTGGATATCCTTTTGTTTCTAACTGTTGCTCATTCTCATAAACAGGATATGGTCCCTCTGGTCCAAAGTACTTAAGTGTGTAATCACTTAATACGTCTGGGTTAGTAAGTATCTCGTTATAAGCTAGATTCTCTTGATGCTCTTGTACAGCAAAATCTGCATATCCTTTTATTAATCCTTGTGCTTCATTTCCCCATTGAACAGCACTATCTAGCATTCCTTCTAGGTTTAGGGCGTACTTGTTTAGCACGGCTGGTGCCTCTACCCCGAACGCGTCCATCACCTGTCTGCTTTCTGGACTCATTCCGATCTGTGTCTGGATTGCGTCTAGCTCCGCTGATGAGAGAGTCGAGGAGGTTTGGGAAGAGTTGGCCGAGGATACCTGGCTGGCTGACGAGGTCTGCGGAACCGATAGTGGTGTAGCCTGGCTGCTGTTTGTCTGTCCGTAATTCGCTGGTGCGTATTGTGTCGCCGCCTGAGAGGGTTGACCCTGGAACGGGGATTGGACTGGTGTACTCAGCACGTTCATTACCTTGTTGAACGCCGATTCCCATGGATT